TAACACATGCACGTCTGTCGTCTTCGTCGAGCCTAATAGAGTCATAGTAATTCGAGGTGGTAACGATGTTGGCAAAGTTTCGTATTTCATACTCTGGTTGTCCTTTCTGATTAACTACGATGGAGGTGCTGGTGACCAGAAGCTTGAGCTTCTGTTGAACGCGTATGGCGCTCTGCCTGTCGCCTCCGTGCATCTCGTCGATGTGTACGAGCTGCTTACCTGCGTAGATACTATTGAAGTTAGACTCTATGTTCTCTTTTGACATACTGATAAAGTTGCCGCCATACACACGCTGTAGAGGGCGCAACAGCATGTTCTTACCTGTCCCAGACGGGCCGAAAAGGTGTAGGTAGGTGTTTAGCTTGGCACCCATGTTCTGTAGTGGGTAGGCCATCCATTGCAGCGCCCAACGCACGATGTCGTGGTCTCCAATGTTGTTGACTAGGAGCTCGAAGAATGGCTGTACCTCTCCTGCTGCTGGATTGCAGCCCATTCCTTTCCAGAGGTTCAGTGCGTCGTCGTGAATGCGCGGCTTTCCGGGCATGTAATCGATTCGGGTTACCGTCGTCCGTCGCTCGTCTGAGAGCCAGAGCTTAGGCACGTTGACTATCTTGATGGTGTCGTCTTTCTCGACTTTGGCGACATAGTGGGCATAGTTCACGTCTACAAAGGAGTTCCGGTTCATGAGTGCCCCGTTCTCCTGCATGGCGATTCGGCCTAGGGACGTGACCACGCAGACCTCGGAGTTAAGTTGAGTCTTGAGTCGCTCTATGTCTCCAATGTCAACTGGTGCTCCATCTTGCTCAAGGAAAGCCTTAGCCTTATCTGCCCCATGAAATACCGCATAGTCGTCGAAGCCCCAATGCTCGTCAGTAGGGGATTTAGGGAGTAGAAGGTGGGTGGCCTCAACGCCCAACAGCCTGAACATACGCTCACTAAGTTGACTGATGGCGTACTTGATGTTCGGGTTGTCGGCAGCGTTAGAGTCAAATACAATCTTACATTTGAGGTTTGCCCCTTTCCATGGAAGGTCTCTAAGCTCCTCCACAAGGTCAACCTTGTGCTTTCTACTCGTGAACCCGAATACTCCGTTGAGGCCAACGGAAGGGAAGCCAAGACGGGCGCTGTTAATCGCTTTAACACAGGATTCATGAATGTATACGGTCTTGCCTACGATAGCAGACCAGTCCGTTAGAGGGTCAAGGTACGCGTGAGGCGCTTGATTGGGAGGGCAGAACATCTTGCCCCGTTGTGCGAAAGAGGGGCGTGGTGGGTTCACCTCGACTAGTCGAGCGCTCCACCACGGTATGATGTGGCCTGTCACTGACTGGTGTTTGAAGACGATAGCCATGCGGTCGTCGAATGACTGCATGTTGTATACGCCTTGGAAGAGGTCCTTGGCGAATACAATTTCGAGGCCGCACTTGGTGATCAGAGGGACGTCTACGCCTCTGGCTTTAAGGTACTCCTGAACCTTCACAAATCCTGGGGTAAACGCTTTCGACTGCTTGGGAACAGTCTGTTGTATTGCTTCGAACGATAACATCTCAGCCCTTGCGTGAAGGGCAGGTCGGAGGGTATAATGTACTTACTGCTTCGACTCTGCCAAGTTGAAGTGGACAATTGATACATAAAGCCAGCGGTTCGCGCCGCTGGCTTTATGTATTATGGCATGTATATTACTCATGAGCTAGGCGCTACAGTACGTTTCTTCTGACAGTTCTTGTCGTACACAGGAGGAGACCAATCAGGACTGGTCACCGTCCCACACTCGAAGATAATTGGTCGATTCCGTACTAGGTCGAAGACTATTTTCGTGTCCGATTCGTTCGGGTACTTTTTTGGAGCACCGCAGTTCGGGCATTTGGTGTGTCTGGTTTTCATTTTCTAGACCCCACTGTCATCCCGTAAGTTATCCGCATATATACGGTTCCGTGTATCTCTAGATCCGATATGAATATGCTAGTTTTGAATCCAGCAGCCCTCAAATCTTGAGGCATGTTCCTGTCTCCATGTCTCATGGCCTGTTTCTTTGTCATGAGTCCGCTAGCTCCGCTGCATTCACCCCTAACCTCATACTTTCGTTCTTGATTCATTATAGCCTCTAACTGAGTAGCGCGATGTAGCGCCATACACCCACTATACTGCATTCAAATATATCAGGCAAACGGCTTTTGCACGTTGGGCTACCTGCTTAAAAAATAGGCAATTAGTAGTAAGGAGGTAGTAAGCAAAAACAGGCCAGTTTAGCAGGTCGGTGGTTCGGTGCAAGTGGGCTGAATAAAAGATATGTTGTGTGATGCTGTGAACGCTTTATTATAGCGTTATGGCGTTACGTTACGCTAATAATTGGTGGAGGTAGGATGTTAACCCAAGACAAACAGACTGGTCGGATTGGCAACTTTATGTGTGATGTACATAATGAAGAGTCGATTACCACAATATGCTGCGTTATTCTGACAAGGCTTGGTCCTGAGGCGACGCACCAAGATTTACTTGATTACTGCGAGCCGCTTTATGCTGTATACCCCGATGATGGGAGCTCTGACCCAATGTGGTACGCGCTGTATAACCTACTCGGAGCAGTATACAAGCCCCTATGAGGGCTTGTATGCTGTTTGATTGTGGTATAGTACCTTTATGGCGTTATGTTACGCTGTACACTGTAAGGAATAGTCATGAATGCAACCCAAGTTCTAGCAGCACTCCAGAAGGGCCTTGAAGATTTATATAATCCCGGATCAAGCGCACCATCAATTCCACCACACTTGTTCCTACTGGCTTTTGAAGAGGATGTAAAGCGAGCTCGGTTGGTTGGCAATGAACCGCCGCCAATCACACAAGCGCACATCGATGAAATGTGTAGTGGTGAAGAGCCGGTAAGAGATCCAAAGCTCATTTTAATATGGGCTGATCATTACCCCTACGCTTCGGGCGTGTTCTGTACCGCTTGCGCCAACCACTAATCGGAGCAGTAAATTGGTAGTAAGGAAGTAGTAAGCAAAATGCCCTTACTACCAGTAGGGCTTTACATTTGCCTATCTTTTAGGCAAAAGGTAGTAAGCTGACCTTCTGGTTACTACTAGCTTACTACTCCGGATTTGTGCTCTAAGTGCTTGTTTTGTAAGCATTAAATATTCTGAGGTAGTAAGGTAGTAAGGTAGTAAGTGTATATTGCTGCAATTTTAAAGTAGGTAAAAATGATATAAAAGAGCTCAAAATATAGTGCTTTTTATATATAGGTATGGCGCCCCTTACTACCTTGCTACCTTACTACTCCGAAATGCCAAGGCCTCCGATTGACGCGCCCTGATCCTCCCTCTCCGACTCGACAATCTAGTCTTCCGATCCGAGCGTTTGATCCTCCGATCCACGGGTCACGATCCGATGATCAGACTGTTCAGCCCGATGATCTGAAGATCCGAAGATCCGAAGATCCGATCGCATGATCTGAAGATCGCTGCCGGCGTAGTAAGTACTTACTAACGCTGCACTGCAACATTAGTTAGTACTTACTAACAGTAAGCAAACAGCATGCCATGTTGCACCGCAGCAAACACTGTTACATTTGGTTACAATTTAGTGCTTGCATAAAGGCATAAGGGTAGGCATAATGTAAGTGTTGGCATGTGCCAACGTACACCATAAAGGTAAACAAAATGGCAACTAAGCAACCAGCAAAAGCACCAGCACCAGCCAGCATTGCAGCCATAGCCACAGCAGCCACAGCAGCGCCAACCACAACCAAGCCAGCGCCAACCCCTAAAGGCTTGGTATGTAATGGTGCAATGGTAACAGCCATTACACTAACAGGCGCAAAGCCCTACCGCGTAAAGGCAGCGCACAACGTAGCATTTGTAGAGGCACTGCAAAAGCTACAAGGCACCAGTGGCAACGTACCAGCTACAGCAGCACTGGCAGTTAATGTACAGGGATGCGTTACACCAACCATGCTTGGTTACATGCTGCGACATGGCTATGCGTTGCCAGTGGTAGCCTAATGCTAATGGTGTAGCCTGCTACGGTGCAGGCTACACCATAGGCCACAGCATAGCGCGGCGCATAGGTGTATAAAGTATAGGGGCTTACGCCCCTATACTTACGCCCACTTTCGAAGTAAGCACTAACTAACAGAGGATGAGCAGTAAGTACCCACTAACCGAGGACGAGGGTGCGGGGGAGTGGGGCGCGGTAGTGAAAGTAAAAGCCACAGTCGACGTTCACGTAAATTTTGTCCAATTTCTAGGTACTAACTTCTATAGACATAGAAATTTTCTCCAATTTCTAGGTACAGAGTATCTTAGTGATAGGTACTGCATCCTACTTGCTCACACGTATGTAGAATGCGTATAATGCCAAGTCATGGAAAAAGAGCTCACACAACTCGCTAACACTCCCGGACAACTGCCTACTAGATTCTCGAGATCAAAGGACGGATTCTCACGTAATCAAGTCGTAGACGCATTTCAACAAGCATTCCAACTGATAGGCGGAGTCAATCGTCTGACTCTGTGGGCACATGAAAACCCCACTGATTTCTTCCGGCTTTACGCAAAGCTCCTCCCTGCGACAACTGTCTCTCTGGGCGATGCAGGAGCCTACGAGATCATCCATAGCATCGCCCCCACCGCGCTCGATAATCACACAGAAAAGCACAAGATCATCGACGTCGTCATCGAGAACACCCCGCCCGAGCAGCAAGCTCAAATTCTAGCGGAGGCGTCTCGTGCCTCAAATTAAGTTAATCTACGACCAACGTCCGCACTTCGCCCCCTTCCATGCGCGAGACGTCAGATGGTCGATTCTAGTAGCTCACCGCCGAGCCGGTAAGACGGTATCAGTGGTCAACGACCTCATCGAGAAGGCGAGCTACAACACCCTCAAGAACCCGCGATACGGGTATGTCGCCCCGCTGTATAATCAAGCCAAGCAGATCGCGTGGCAGTATTTGAAAGACTATGCGTCCCCTTTCAATCCTAAGGTATCAGAGTCTGGTCTGTTTGTTGAGCTGCCACATAACGGGGCGCGGATCACGCTATATGGTGCAGACAATCCGGATTCTTTCCGCGGACTCTACTTCGACGGTGTGGCTCTCGACGAGTTCGGAAATATGCGGCAATCTATTTGGACGGAGGTTCTTCTCCCCACTCTTATCGATCGCAGAGGGTGGGCTGTTTTCATGGGTACGCCCAACGGACCGAACCACTTCCGCGACATGTACGAGCAGTATAAAGAAGACTCGAACTGGTACGTCTGTCACCTGCCCTATCAAAAGACGGGCGTTATTGGCGAAGAGGACATCCAGCAGATCAAGTCCTTGATGACTGAGGAGGAGTTTCAGCAGGAGATGGAGTGTAGCTTCGAGGCCTCCACACGCGGCGCGTTTTACAGTAAAGAGATAGCACTGGCTGAGGCCGAAGGCAGAATCCTCGACATCGCCTATGACCAGCATCAGCCACTCCACTTCGTACTTGACCTTGGGTATCGCGACGACACGGCGGGGTGGTGCTGGCAGGAGCGGCAGGACGGCTACGACATCATGATGACGTTCAGCAACAATCGCCAACCCATCAGCTTCTACATTAACATGATAGGCTCCATTTGCGACCTCAAGGGCGTTCCGCGTGGTACGGTGTGGCTCCCGCACGACGCGCGAGCTAAGACATTACAGACCGGCAGATCCATCGTTGAGCAGTTCGTTGACGCTGACATACTTCCACAGATAGTGCCTAATCTTAGTATCATGGACGGTATCTCAGCAGCGCGACTGTTGTTCCCTCAAGTAAGACTAAACAAAGAGGAGACTAAAGATGGAGTCATGGCTCTTAAATCGTATCACAGGGAATTTAATGAAGACAAGAAGATCTTCATGGATTCTCCCGTACATGACTGGTCGTCCCATTTTGCTGATGGATTCAGATACTTTGGAGTCGTTGCCCAGAAAAAGCCACTCAGCAAGCGAGCCAGAAGCATCGACGAGGCTCTGGCAGGAGCTCAAGGCAATCACTACGCCTTCACCCTTGACGACCTGTGGCATCACCGAACCGTACGACAAGACTCAGACTGGAGAATGTAATGGCTAAGAACGAAGCATTGAAACCGTATTCGTACGACTGGTGGATTGCCCAGATTGACCGCGACGAGAAGCGGCTCAAAGAGGGTTGGCATAACTACGCCAAGAAGATTGTCAAGCGGTACAAGGACAAACGAGGCGAGGATCAGAGACGCACTAACAAGGTCAACCTTTTCTGGACTAACGTCGGCATCATGAAAGCGGCGCTGTACGCGAAAGCGCCGAAACCGATGGTGTCTCGTATGTGGGGTGACGCTGACGACTCAGTGGGTCGCGTGTCAGGATTCATGCTGCAACGCTACCTCGGCGCTGACCTGCGTAAGAAAGACAGTGAGACGAGCGCAGCCATTAAGCTCGCCGTTGAGGATAGGTTGATTCCTGGACTCGGTACGGTGTGGCTACGCTATGAACCGACTATCGAGACGCGACAGGTTCCCGCCGCCACGTTGCCTGATGGTACGGTGCTCTCCGCAGCCGAGGAGTTCGACGAGATCGTTGACGAGAAGGTCGTCACTGAGTACGTCTTCTGGGAGGACATTGTCTACCCTAGCGCACGAGTACCTAAGGAGGTCTGGTATAAGGCACGTCGACTCTACAAGAGCAAGGCGTACATCGAGAAACGGTTTGGCAAGAAGATCGCTAACCAGCTTCAAGAGGCCGAGGCCAAGGACAGCAAGGAGAATTCGATGCTACCTAAGAACTTCACACTAGACAAGGTGGAGTTCTACGAGGCTTGGTGTGAGAAGACTCGTAAAATCTACTGGTTCTCCAGGAACTGTCCGGGAATGTTGATGGGTGAAGAGGACGACCCACTCGGGTTGGACGGCTTTTATCCCAGCCCTGAGTTCCTCATGGCTACGCACACGACTGACGACTACCTGCCGCGCCCTGACTACTACATGGTCAAGGATCAGTACGACGCGCTGGACAATCTGAACAGCCGCATCAGCTTGTTAGAGGGTGCGCTGCGCGTCGTGGGCGTGTACGACAAGAAGAATGACGAGCTCAAACAGCTTCTCACGACCGCGGTCGAGAATTCTATGGTTGCTGTGTCGAATTTCGCCATGTTGGGCGAGCGTGGTGGCCTGAAAGGGTCGGTTGACTGGTTCCCGCTTGAGCAGGTTGTCCTTGTTTTGGAGAAATTGACCGCCCAGAAAGCGCAGAAAATCGAAGAAATCTACATGCTCACCGGCATTAGCGACATTATGCGCGGTCAAACTGACGCTAACGAGACTTTAGGGGCGCAGCAGATCAAAGCGCAGTATTCTAGCGTCCGCTTGCAGTTTATTCAAGACGAAGTCGCTGGTTTCGTGCGTCAAATTCTGGCTTTGAAGGCAGAAATCGCATGTAAGCACTTCCAACCCGAAACTTGGCTGAAAGTTACCGAGATTCAGAACACCACAGACGCAGATTTAGCGCAGCCGGCGATCGAATTGCTTGGTAATTGGGAGAAACTCGGCGTTTTGGTCGATATCAACGAAGAAAGTCTCGCTTTACCTGACTATAACGCTGAACGTGACATGAGGGTGGAGTTTTTGACCACCGTAGGTCAGTTTCTGAGCCAAGCGCAGTCGGTAATCCAGACAATGCCTGAATCTATGCCGTATATGGTTCAAATGATCAAGTGGGTAGCCGCTGGATTCCGTGGTAGCAGCGAGATTCAAGGTGTTCTGGACAAAGCGTTCAATGCGCTCAGCAAGAATCCACCGCAGAAGCCTCAGCCGCCAGACCCTATGAAAGATCCACGCGTAATTACCACTCAGATGAAGATTCAGTCTGACCAAGCGATTGCACAAGGCAAAGGGCAGCTCGAGCAAGGGAAAGCACAGCTTGACGCCCAAACTAAGCTTCAAACTCAGCAAATGGGCGATCAAACTGACCTTCAAATCGCAGGGATGGGCGGTCAGTTGGAAATGCAGAAACAGCAGACCACACAGCAGAATATGATGGTCGAAGCTGGTATTTCACAGCAGCAAAGCAACAATGACTCGAAACTCAAGGTTATGACTGCGATGCTACAACACTTAATCAAACTTGAGGAAGCCGAAATGGCTAGGGAGACGAAAGGTGAGTAGACAACGTTATATTCAAAACAGATACACCGGCGAGCTCATACCAGCAGATCAGTACACGGCAGAAAAGGCGAGTGGTATGATCATTATGGGCGATATAGACCCATTTATCAGCCCAATAGATCAAAGCTACGTAGGCTCACGGTCTACACTCCGAGAACACAACAAGAAATACAATGTAACGAACAGCTCTGATTTCACAGAGCAATGGAAACGGCAGGCAGCAGAGCGCAGCGCAAGAATCAACGGTACGTTTGACTCAACCCCAATTCGGGAATCATTAATCAGAGCGTTTGAACAACATAGGAGATAGTAATGCCCTCGATACGAGAATCAATTGAAGCAGCCCTTGAAGAAGTGGGTGAAGACGACCAAGCAGAAGGCGCAGTAGTAGCGCCGACTGAAAAGGTCGCCAAGCCGCCCGTTGAAATTAAGGAAACGCCCACTGAAGAAACTCCCGCTAAGCCACCCGTTGAGAAGTCTGAGCGCCCTGCGCGACCTACTGAGCGACAGCCTGTAGAAATTCCAGCACAGAACGTCAAAGCTCCTATTAGCTGGCGTCCTGCTGTTCGTGAGAAGTTCGGTTCGCTACCTGCTGAGGTGCAAGCCGAAGTTATGCGTCGCGAGCATGAAATCAACAACGGTATGCGTGAAGCGTCTGAGGCACGTAAGTTCCACAGAGAAGCCATGGACGCAGTCAGCCCGTATTTGGCTGCTATTCAAGCTGAGGGCGGTACGCCGATTACAGCTATGAAATCGTTGCTT